TTTTTGAATCAGGAGAAGTGCAAGATATGTGCGGTGAGGACGTTTCTTTCTGTCTCGATGCAAAGGAAGCAGGTTTTGAGATCTGGTGCGACCCTCGAATTCGTGTAGGACATGAAAAAACAAGAGTTATATAATATTCTTATAAGAGGTAAGGTAGTATTTTCTAGTCTTTCAGAGTATGAAATGTTTGAGAGACTAGAAGACCTTTCGATAGAATACTATCAGACTGGTCAACCTGATCCAAATGATATAAAAACTGAAATTACAACGGAGTAACTATGGCAAAAGTAAGAACAGGACTAAGTGGTGATACATATGTGGAGTCACGACCCAAAAAAACTCGTCAAGGGTATGGAAAACACTCAAAATACTCGGCATCGTCCCGTAACTCGGCTCGTAAAAGAAGAAGAGGGCAAGGAAAATAAATTTTAAGGTAAAAAAAGACCTCTAAATCGCCTAAAAAGGCGATTTTTTTATGTTTTTTAGTATAAATAAAGAATTAAGACTTTAATTATAAATAAATCTAGCAAACTGTTTACTAAATTGAATGAAAACTAGGATATCTAGGTCATTTAAGGATATTAGCTTATCATTTACACCTCATCCAGTCACAAAAGACCTTACAGTTATTAAAGATGCGAACGCAATTAAGAGATCTGTAAGAAATTTAGTGCAAACTATACCTAGAGAACGGTTTTTTAACCCAAATTTAGGTACAGACATAAGGGGTAGTCTGTTTGACTTTGTTGATTTTGGTACTGCTTCCGTTATAGAGCAACAAATTCAAACTACAATTGAAAATTATGAGCCAAGAGTAGATAATTTACGAATTGAAGTCTTTCCTAGACCAGATCGGAACGAATTTGAGGTAAATATATATTTTGACATTATAGGACAACAGTTTCCCTCTCAAGCATTTCAATACATATTAGAAGCCTCAAGATAATATGCCATTTACTAAATTTTCAAACCTAGATTTTGATCAAATCAAAACATCCATTAAGGATTATATACGTTCAAACTCGGATTTTACTGATTTTGACTTTGAAGGGTCTAATTTTTCTGTTTTAATTGATACATTAGCATATAATACTTACATAACTGCGGTTAACTCAAACTTAGTTGTAAATGAGTCGTTTTTAGACTCTGCAACAGTAAGAGAAAACGTAGTTTCACTAGCAAGAAACATTGGATATGTTCCTAGATCTAGAACAGCAGCAAAAGCAATTATATCTTTTAATATTGCACATACAGACAACCCACAACCCCCTACAGTGACCCTTAAAGCAGGTCTAGTATGCATTGGCACAGGTAATAATATTACTTATACTTTTTCAATTCCAGACGATATAACCGCCACATACTCTGCTGATAATGGTGGTTATGCATTTAATGATATTGAAGTTCTACAAGGCACATTTTTAAGAAAATCATTTACAGTTGATGGATCTTTAGACCAAAGATTCATACTAGACAATCCATATATTGATACATCAACAATTATGGTTCATGTTAGGGATAGTTCAGATACTGCAGACAAAGGAATATTATTTACTAAAGTAGATAATATTTTAAATATTAAACCATCATCTACAACTTTCTTATTACAAGAAGTTCAAGATGAAAAATATGAACTTCTCTTTGGTGATGGTACTTTTGGTAGAAAGTTAGAAAATGGTAAAACAATAGATGTTAGTTATATTGTTACTGATGGAAAAGATGGTAATGGACCATCAGTGTTCTCATTTGCAGGAACAGTAGAAACTGTTGAGGGATCTGCAATAAATTTATCCCAAACTCCGACTATATCAGTAGTCTCAGGTGCTTCTAATGGCGGCAATATTGAACCTGTAGACTCTATTAAGTATTTTGCACCTAGACTGTATTCATCACAGTACAGGGCGGTTACAGCAAGGGATTATGAAGCAATAATACAGCAAATTTACCCAAATACTGAAAGTGTTTCAGTTGTTGGTGGAGAAGAAATAGATCCACCTCAGTTTGGAACTGTTTTTATTACAATAAAACCTCAAAATGGTGATTTTGTATCAGATTTTGATAAAAATAGCATATTATCAGATTTAAAAAATTATTCTTTAACAGGAATAAACCAAAAAATAGTAGATCTTAAAATTCTTCATATAGAATTAGATAGTTCCATCTATTATAATTCATCAAAAGTTAAAGATATAGATGGATTAAGGACAAATATTATTAGTGGATTAACAGAATATTCTAAATCTACAGAAATTAATAAATTTGGTGGTAGATTTAAATACAGTAAAGTTCTAAGTGTAATTGATAATATAGAGGATTCTATAACTTCAAATATAACAAAAGTAAGAATTAGAAGAAATCTAAATGCTCTTATTGATCAATTTGCACAATATGAACTCTGTTTTGGTAATCAATTTAATGTTAAATCAGAAGGTTTAAATATTAAGAGTACTGGATTTACTATATCTGGTGTAACTGCAACAGTATATTTTACAGATACGCCAAATGCTGATAAAAAAACAGGAATTGTTTCTATTGTTAAAAAAGATCTTGCTACTGGTGAAAAAATAGTTATTGTTGAAAATGCTGGAACTGTTGATTATATAAAAGGTGAAATTAATTTAACAACTATTAATATAACATCAACTGTGAGACCAAACAATATTATAGAAGTTCAAGCATTCCCAGAATCTAATGATATCATTGGATTACAGGATTTATATTTAAAATTTAACATTGCTGATAGTGCGATAAATATGGTTAAGGATACCATTTCATCAGGTGATCAGATATCTGGTGTTGGGTTTAAAGTTACTTCAAGTTACACAAACGGAGAATTAATAAGGGGATAATATGATAAGTACGGGCATTGATACGAGAATTAAAGTTCATCAAATAATTGAAAATCAACTTCCAGAATTTATATTATCTGAAAGTCCAAAGACTGCAGACTTTTTAAAGCAATATTATATTTCTCAGGAATATACTGGCGGTCCTACTGATCTGGTTGATAATCTTGATCAATATCTAAAATTAGATAATTTAACTCCAGAAGTTATTAAAGGAGTAACTAGTCTTACATCTGAGATTACATCTAATGATACTACAATTTCAGTTGAAACTACAAAAGGATTCCCAAATCAGTATGGTTTACTAAGAATTGGAAGTGAGGTTATAACTTATAGTGGAATAACAACAAATAGTTTTACAGGTTGTCAGCGTGGATTTAGTGGAATAACATCATATAGAGATAGTAATAACCCATCAGAAATAACTTTTTCAGATTCATCTGCAGCATCTCATGTTAATGGATCTGATGTAGATAATTTAAGTGCATTATTTTTACAAGAGTTTTATAAAAAGTTAAAGAAAACTTTTACACCTGGACTAGAGAATTCAGATTTTATAACAGATTTAGATGTAAATAATTTTATAAAAGAAGCAAGAACATTTTATCAAGCAAAGGGTACAGAAGAGTCCTTTAGAATTTTATTTAATGTTTTATATGGAGTAACTCCAAAAGTAATTGATCTTGAAAAATACTTAGTAAAACCATCTTCCGCAAAATATTTAAGACGTGAAAGAATAGTAGCAGAAAAAATATCTGGGGATCCCCTTAAGTTACAGGGACAAACAATATTTAGATCAACTGATTTACAAACTACTGCTTCAATTTCTGAAGTTGAAGTATTAACAGGAATAACTGGATCATCTTCTGTAAAAGAATATTTCACTTTAGATATTTTTGTTGGATATAATGATGAAGAGTTTATAACAGGAACATTTGATGTAACAGGTAAAACTAAAGTAATTGATACTATAAGTATTGGATCATCAGTTATAACCGTTGATTCTACTATTGGTTTTGGTGCAACAGGTACTGTGCTTGCTGGAGTTAATACAAATATTACATATACAGATAAAACTATAAATCAATTTTTAAATTGTTCTGGTATTAATACTGCAATAAGTTTAGGTTCTGATGTCATTGCAGATGATAAAGTTTTTGGGTATGAAAATGGAGATCAAACTAAAAAAGTTGAATTAAGATTAACTGGAGTTTTAAAACAATTTGTTCCTTCTTCTAATAATAAACTATCATTAAATGACGAAACAATTACCATCAAAAGTATTGGTGAGGAGATCAAAAATCCAAATCTAGATAAGACTCAAAAGGAAATATTTGCAAATTCATGGAATTATAATACATCTAGTACTTATGAAATTAATGAAGGGACTGAAGGAAGTTTATCTCAATTTACATTAAAATCTACAATAGACCCCTCAAGTTTAAAAGTTGGTGATGATATTCAGTTTTTAGAGAAAACCAGTGATCCTTTTTCTTTAGGAATACTTCTTGCTACTTCAAAAATTAATCAAATAAGTCAATCTGGAAATTATGTAATATTAACAGACACAATACCAAATTTAAACCGTAATAAAAAATATTCAATTAGAAGATCTCTTAAAAAAGCGTCTAGTAGTTTTAATCTTCTTGAATTTGGAGATAATATATTAACTTCAGATATTCAAAATGTATATAATGAATCTGATGAAAGTTTATATGTAGCAAGTGGTTCATTACCATCATATACCATCGGTGCAAATATTTCTAAAGCTGGTATTTCTACAGTAATTGAAAATGATACAGTACAAGACTATAATTCATTAACTGAAAAGTATTCAACAATATCATTTGATGAGGATAATATTCCGTTTGTAACTGGAGATAAGGTTTATTATAGTCCTGAAGGTAATCCTTTAGTTGGAATATCTACAGGAGTTTATTATGTTAAAACTATTGGAAATAATAAGATAAAGTTATATCAATCACCTGCATTTATTGAATCTGATTCTTTTATTGAATTTGCGGTTCCAGTAATTACTACTACTTCACATTCGTTCATTTTAAATGATCAATATGATAAGAAAATTGCATCACAAAAGATATTAAAGAAATTCCCAATAGAAGTTAAACAAAATTTAGGTAAAAATGTAAAGACAATTCCTGGACCTGTAGGAATGTTGATAGATGGTGTTGAAATTACAAATGGTAGATCTGAAGATAGTATTTTTTATGGTTCAATAAGTGATTTTTCATCTGTTGGATTTGGAACTGATTATGATGTTATTAATCCACCAGTAATAGATATAGTTTCTTCAGAAGGAACACAAGCACTTGCAAGTCCTGTTATAAAAGGTGACATTAGAGAAATATTAGTTGATCAGCAAAATTTTGATATAGAAAGTGTAAATTCTATATCAATAACTGGTGGAAATAGTGGAGAAGCTAAATTACAACCAATTACTGCAAGAAGAAATAGGGTTTTAGAATTTAGTGGAGTAACAACTGCTCTTGGTGGTGGAATTGATACTAATAGTGAAACTTTAACATTCATAAAACCACATAATTTAAATAATGGTCAAGTATTAATATATGATAAGAATAAAAATACACAGTTAGGAATTGGAACATTTAAAGGTAGTAATTTGGCAGATTATGAATCCTTGATAGATGGGCAACCATATTGGCCAAAAGTCATAGGTCAAGTTGGTACTAGTTCAACAATTCAACTTTATAGAAGTGAGGATGATTATATTAGTGGTATTAATACGATAGGATTTACTGATGTTGCAAAAGAAGGTATTCATAAGTTTAGAATAAAAGATGCTAAACTGAATTTAGTTGGTGTTAGAGTCATACAATCTGGTAAACCATATTCAAATAGAAAGATTTATGCTAATTCAGATACTGGAATATCTACAGAAAAATCAACAGTAACTTTTAATGATCATGGATTCTCTGATGGTGAGTTAGTTACTTATCAAGCAAGTGTTGGATTAGGATCTACAACACCACAATCCATATCTGGATTAACAACTACAAATCAATATAAAGTTATTAAAATTGATGATGATACTTTTAGAGTATCAAATGCAGGTGTTGGTGGAACTGATAATACCAATTATATTAGTAAAAAATATGTTAACTTTAAAACTAAAGGAACGGGATATCAGTTATTTAAATATCCTGATATAGAAATTTCTATAGATGCTTCATATTCTGTACCTACAAACGATAAAATAGTTCTAACACCAATAGTACAGGGAAGATTAGTAGATGTATCTCTATACAATAAAGGAACGAAATATGGATCTAAAGACATTATTAATTATGAAAATAAACCCAATATTCTAATTAAGAATGGATCATCAAGAACTGGTAAAAATATAACTCCTTCTTTAGATCCAATAATAGTTAATGGAAAAATATCTAACGTTAATATTCAAGATGGTGGTGATGAATATTATTCAACCCCCGATTTAAAAGTTATTGGGGATGGAATAGGTGCTAAATTAAGAGCAGTTATTGATAGAGATGAAAATTCAGTAACATATTTAAAGATTATTGATGTTATTATCGTAAATGGTGGATCTGATTATACATACGATCAAACAAGAATAACTATAGTTCCAAGAGGAAAAAATGCAGTATTTAATATTTCAATTGATAAATTAAATTTATGTGGTATTCAAACTACTAGACCTTATAGTGCGAAATATACTAATCAGCAAATAATTTCATCTAGTGAAGGATTGCAATATTCAGTTGTTGGGTATTCAACTCAAATTGGAGAAGAACAATATGGTCAATTACCTGGTAGTCATTCTCCTATAATTGGATGGGCATATGATGGAAATCCAATTTATGGTCCATATGGATATACTGATCCTTTGAATATTAACTCTGGTATAAAAATATTAGAAACAGGATATTTTTTAAACTCTACAATTGAAAATAGATCAGATTTATCTTTTGCTGATGGATTTTTTGCAGATGATTATTCATATACTCCATCATCTACTACAGATTTAGATGAGCATAATGGTAGATTTGGTAAAACTCCAGAATATCCAAATGGTGTTTATGCTTATTTTGTAGGAATAGACACAATAACTCAGGAACCAAAATTCCCATACTTTATTGGAAATACTTATAGATCAATACCAGAAACTTTAGATAGTGGTAAATCATTGTCACAATCATTTGATTTTAATAGTTCTGATTTAGTTAGAAATACTTTTCCATATAAAGTAACTAGTGAATTTGCCGATAATGATTTTATCATTGAATCTGATGAATTATTACCACAATTAACAAAAGTTACTTCAGTATCTCAAGGTAAAGTAGATTCTTTAAATGTTATAAAGTCTGGTGATAATTATAAAGTTGGTGATAATATAACTTTTGATAATAGCGGCACAGATGGAAGTGGTGTAAGTGCTTCTGTATCAAAATTAGATGGTAAAAGTATATTAAATATTGATACTTCTTATGAATCTTTAAGCAATGTAACTTTTATATGGAAAGATCAAAATACAATCTCTGTTCATGTTCCAAATACGCATCAATTAGTATCTGGAAATAATTTAGAGGTATCTGGATTGTCTACAGATATTTCTTCTCTAGATGGACTTCCTTTATCTGGAAGTAAATTGGTATCTGGTGTTACTACTGAAAGCACAGTTTTATATAAACAACTTGCTTCAAATGCAACTGCTGGAGTAGTGACTGATATCTATGTTTATAAGACAAATGCAATTTCTGTTGGTAGTAGTATTGGAATAGGAACTGAAAAACTATTAGTTCTTAATAAATTTGATGATAGAAATATTTTAAGAGTTCAAAGAGGGGTAACAGGAACAGCACATACATTATCATCGAAAGTAAGTTTAATTCCTAGTTTCTTTGATATTAACTTTAAAACTAATTCGTTTACCTCAAAAGTAAATGATATTGTTTACTTTAATCCTAGACAATCTATAGGAATAGCAGATACAGTTGGTATATCTACAGCAATAACTGTATCTGTTGGAGATACTTCAAGGCAAGTATCTGTTCCAGCACAAAGCATATATCTACCAAATCACCCATTTAAAACTGGACAAGCAATCACGTTCAAAAAACCACCTTCTGGAGGTGTATCTATTTCAGTTTCTAGAGATGGATCAGTTGGTCAACAATTTAGTCTACCATTATCAGGAAGTAGTCAGACTGTATATGCTATTAATAAATCTAAAGATTATATTGGAATTGTAACTCAAGTAGGTTTAACTACAACTAATGGATTATTCTTTAGATCTAATGGAGACAATGATTATGATTATTCGTTTGAATCCAATTTTACACAAGTAACTGGAGATTTAGAAAGAATAAATTCAAAAGTCACCTTAACAACATCTCATAATTTACTAGCAGGAGATATTGTTAGTTTAAATGTAGAATCAAATCAATCAGTTGGTGTTGGAACTTCTGCTTCTGTTAAAGTTAAGTACAATTCTTCGATTGATAGTTTATTAATAAATGGAATTGGTTTTACTTCTGGAATTAATACAACTACAAATACAATAACTTTAAATTCTCATGGACTGAAAACTGGAGATAAAGTTTATTATGATGCTGTAGAGGTAGCTAGTGGATTAGAAACTGGAGGTTATTTTGTTTATAAAGTTTCTGATAGTCAAATAAGATTAGCAGAAACATTATATGATTCAAACATAATTCCACCAAAGGTTGTAAATTTAGTATCAGTTGGTGCAACACATACATTATCATTAATTAATCCTCCAATTTCTATAACAAGAAATAATAATTTAGTTTTTGATTTATCTGATTCGTCATTATCTGGTTTAGAATTTAAAATATATCAAGATCATAATTTTGATAATGACTTTGTTTCTACAGGAGCAACTACAGTTAATGTTGTTTCTACATCTGGAACAGTTGGAGTTACATCAACTGCTTCTTTGACAATAAATTATTCTCCTACTAATCCAGTAAATTTATTTTATAATGTTGAAAAATCAGGTTTTATAAGTACATCTGATGTAGATGTTGTTAATGGATCTAGAATATCATATAAAAATAGTGAATATAATCATGATTATTCTATCGTAGGAGTTGGAACAACCACATTTGATATTAGATTAGATACTAAACCTGAAAATTTAGTATATACTTCCGATAATACAAGTAATTTAAAATATTCAACTACTTCAAAAACCGAAATAGGACCAATTAATGAAGCAAGTTTGGAATTTGGTGGGGATGGATATAAAGCATTACCAAAATTTGTAAGTGTTGCTTCTACTCAAGGAACTAATGCTAAAATCCTACCAGATTCTACTAATGCTAATCAAATTGAAAATACGGAAATAATTAATATTGGTTTTGAGTATTCATCGGATAAAACACTAAAACCAATAGCAAATATATCTCCAGTCATAACAATAAAAAATTCAGATAAAATTGTATCTGTAAATGTTTCTGATGGTGGAAAAGATTATATAACTTCACCTACTTTAGTTATTTTAGATGATGAGTCTAAAGAAGTTATAAAAAGTGGTTCCTTACAGGCTAAAGTTAATCAAGCAACTCAATCAATTAGTGCTGTTGACATTGTATCAACTCCAAAAGGCATTGGAGAATGTAAGATATTTACTGAAGATAATACAAATGGAGTACAAATAACTAATATTGCAATTGGTGGTACAATAGTCACAAGCGAGGCTACTGGTTTAGTAACCTTTACATTAGCAACTCCAATTTTAGGATTCTCTAGTGCACCATTTAAAGTTGGAGATACGTTATTCGTTGAAAATGTTGAAAATGAGTATGGAGATACTTTTAATTCACCAAGTAATCAATTTAAATTCTATCCAGTAACTAATATTGTTGGAGGAACTAATCCAAATCCATTTAAACTAGAGATTAATTTAAATGGTTTAGTATCAAATCCTGGATTAGCTAAAACTCTTCAAACTTATGGCTCTTTAATTAATTTTGATAACTATCCTAAATTTGATATTATTACAGATCTTTCACCATTTAGTGAAGGTGAAAATCTTTTAGTTTCTAGGAATAATGGATCATTTGAAAAAGTTGATCTTATATTAGATAAATTATCAAATAATTATATAAAAGTTATTGGTAGATATGATTTAAAGATTGGTGATAAAATACAAGGTTTATTCACTGGAACAATAGCTACAATTAATACTTTATTTGAAAATAAAGGAGAATTCTTGGTAGATTATTCTTCTAAGAAAGATAAGGGTTGGCGTGATGATGTTGGAAAATTAAATGAAGATTATCAGGTATTACCAGATAATGATTATTATCAAAATTTATCATACACTATTCAAAGTCCAATTGAATATACAGCACTATCAAGTCCTGTAAATAAATTATTACATACAACTGGTCTTAAAAACTTTGCTGATGTTGGAATTACTTCAGCAGTTGGTGTTGGAACAACATCTTCTGTTGACACAACAACAATAATAAGAGATCTTTCATCTGAAAATAGAGTTGATGCGATAGATAATTTTGATTTAGTAAGAGATTCTGACCTTTTAGCATCTCCTAGAAGATCTAAATTTATTACTTTCCAAAATAAAAAACTTGCTAATTATTTTGAATGTAATACAAATAATGCTATACAAATAGATGATATTAGCACTTTATTCTCTGATTCAACTAATAATGTAAAAACAGATGGTAAACTGTCAATTACAGACTCCTTTAATAGATTTTTAGTTCAAACTAAAGTTCCATTACCTAGCACTGGAATAGCAAATACTACACATACACTTCAAGTTACAGAACTTATATCATCTGTAGATTTCAATAGTAAAGACATCTATACTATTGAAAAAAGTTCTACTAATAATGGAAGTAAATTAGTAGATATTATTGGAGATAAAGATATTGATGATAATTATAGTTTGAAGTTTAATCCAGTTGACATTTTTAATACTGATTTAGATGTTAAAATACTTCAAAATAATTTTATAGCAGGAGTTGGTATTGGAACCTCTACTCTTGGATTTATTGATTTAACGGGAAGAAATGTTAATGTATCTTCTTCTACTACTTCAACTATAATATCTTCTGATATTACTACTTTAGAATCTTATTTTGCTACTATTTCAGTAAATGATAATACTGCAAATGAAAATAATATAATTGAACTTTATGTAACTCATGATGGAACTAATTCCTACATATCAAATTATTCTTTAGAGACTAATACTGGAAATTCAATAGGTACATTTACATCAGAAATTAATTCTGGAGTTTTATCTCTAAACTATGAAAATGATAGATCAAATCAAGTTTTAGTTAGATCTAAGATTGTTGGTTTTGGTAAAACATCATCTGGTATTGGAACATATAGATTTAAATTGGATGAACAATCGGATGGATCTGAAAATTCAGCTAGATTAGAATCTAAATTTGTAAGTATAGGATCTACAGCAACTATATGTGGATTTACTACATCTAGAGATACAACAATTAAGAGTATTATTAAAGTTTCTATAGGTAACACTAGTGCTTTACATCAAGTTTTAATGGCTCATGATGGAACAGATACTTTTATTACACAATATCCATTTATATCTATTGGAACAGATGCTGGAATTGGAACTTTCTCTGCAGAACTTAGTGGTTCTAATTTTAATTTAAAATTCCATCCCGATGCTGCTTTTATAGGAGTTGGTAATTTACAAGTTCAATCATATAATGAAGTTATTAATACTGAGATGGATTTAGTCAACGAGGCACCAATTTTAACTTATGGTAAATCGTCAGAATCTTTATCCCTTTTACAATATAATGCTATATCTGGTGATAGATCAGATGTAGGATCATTTAAATTAAAAAATAATAATAATCTTATATTTGCTAGTTACTTTAATCCATCTGTTGGTCTTAATACAAGTTCTGGTCAATTTACTATTGAAAATAATTTCTTTAATAGAAATGAAAGATTAATATACACTCCTGGTTCATCTATAGATGGTGTTAGTTCTGCATCTTTAGTAATGTCTAATGGAGTTTCTTTACCCAGTGAAGTCTATGTATCTCTTCCTGAAGGAACAACTAATTCCAATGTATTTGGACTTTCAACAACTAGAGGAGGATCTGCAGTTACCTTTAATACTGCAGGATCTGGAAATATGCATAAGTTGGAGATGTTCAAGAAAAATGAAAAATCTCTAATTACACTTGATAATGTTATCCAATCACCATTATCATATACTCCTATAACAACTACTTTAACTAATAATGTTAGTAGTCAAGTTTCAATTACAACTTCAATAATATCTTTAGCAGGAATTACATCAATTGTAACTAATGATATTTTAAAGATAAATGATGAATATGTAAGAGTTAATAATGTTGGATTTGGAACCACAAGCGTTGGTCCAATATCTAATACTGGATCTTTAAATCTAATAGATGTTACAAGAGCATCTGTTGGTTCTGCAGCAACTACTCATGCCGATACTTCTACTGTTAGATTATATAAGGGTGGATATAACATAGTTGGTGAAAGTATTTTCTTCACTAATCCTCCAAGAGGAAGTAATGTTCTTGAAAAAGATGAATCTAATCGTGATCGGGGTAGGGCAAGTTTCAGTGGAAGAGTATTTTTAAGACAAGATTATTCATCTAATGCTATCTTTGATGATGTATCTCATGAATTTACTGGTATAGCACAAACATTTAGAACATCTATATCTGGAGTGAATACAACTGGTCTTACAACTGGCAGTAGTTTCTTAACACTTAATGGTATATTCCAAAGACCAACAACAGAACAAAATCCTCTAAACAATTATGATTTTAGTGAGTCTGCTGGAATAACAAGTTTTGTGTTTAGTGGAATTTCTTCTGCAGATGGAACTCAAATAATAAGTGAATCTGATGTTAATCAAAATCAATTACCTAGATCTGGACAAATTATCTCTATTGGATATAGTGGTGGATTGGGATATGCACCTTTAGCTGGTGCTGCTGTAACAGCAGTCACTAATTCTAGTGGAACTATAACTGCTGTTGGTATTGGTACAAGAGATTTTCATGGATCTGGATATCGTCCTGAACAAAGCACATCAGGAAATGGTATTCTTAGTATTGATGTTGTGGATGAAGCATATGAACATAGATTTGTAGGTTCTTCTAGTTCTATAACTGTTAAGTCTGGTGGAATTGGAGTAACTGCTACATTTACACCTGTTGACGCTCCTTATACATCATCAACGGGTATTGTAACATTTACAAAAAATAATCATAATCTTATAACATCAGATTCATATACAGCAACTACAGGAACTGTTTATAATCCAACTACAGGTGTTTTAACTATAAAACTTAGTGCATCACCTTCACCAGCGTTAGCAAACGGTCAAATAGTAAAATTTGATAATAATTCTCTTACATTTACATGTGATAAGGATGCACATGCTACCAATCATACATATCCAAGATCAACGGATCCTTTAGGTGGTAAATGGTTACCAATATCTAATGTAAGTGGAGGTGATCAATTCGATATTAATGTTCTTGAAACTATTCCATCATCAAATACAGGTATTCATACATTTGTAACTGCTATTACTAATGGTGTTAAAAGATCTGCTAATAAAATTCGGATAGCAACAGAATCTTTAGTATATACTTGCGATAAAGATGCACATGCAACTGAACATACATATCCACGTTCAACAGATCCAGCTTACAATACAGATTTAAATATTCTTGAGGCGACTGATGATTATTTCAAGGTTGGAGTTGGAACTGGTGGTGGAGTTGGCACTGGTGCTACTATAACAGCAACAGTTGGTGTTGGTGGAACATTAAGTTTCACTGTTGTTGGTGGTGGAACTGGATATATTAACCCAGTTGTAATCCCACCATCTCCATCATATGAGAATCTACCAATAACTGGAGTTTCAAGAATAGGTCTTGGTGCTACAACAGATACTGGAAAAGGATTACTGTTAACTATTGATGTTGGTGGTAGTAATACAACTGGTATCGGATCTACTCTATTTGAAGTAAAATCATTCTTTAGTCCTAGAAGTGGATATGGATTTAGAAAAGGTGATGTGTTTAAACCTGTTGGATTAATTACAGATAAAGGACTATCTTCGCCAATATCAGAGATTGAATTTACAGTAAATGAAGTATTTACAGATAGTTTCAGTTCTTGGAATGTGGGTGAATTTGATTATATTGATTCTATTGCAAATCTTCAGGATGGAACTAGAACAGTGTTCCCATTGAATTTTAAAGATGAATTGGTATCTTTCCAACCTAAATCTGGAGCATTGGTTGATATGCAATCATTATTGCTAATATTTGTTAATGGAGTTTTACAAAATCCTGGAGAATCTTACATTTTTAATGGAGGAACAAGATTCCAGTTTACTGAAGCACCAAGTGAAAAGGATGATATAGCTATTTTCTTCTTTAAAGGAACAAATAATGTTGATGTTACCTATGTGGATGTTAGAGAATCCGTTAAAGTTGGTGATGAACTTCAAATGTTAAAGAGTGATACCGTTACTGATGATATTAAAAATCAGGATCAAAATGTAAGAACAATATCAGGAATAACAACTGCAGATACTGTTGAAACTGAATTATATTATTCTCAGGGTATTGATGATGTTAATTTCAAACCTGTTAGGTGGATAAAGCAAAAATCTGATAAGTTTATAAATGGTCAATTAATTACTAAAGTTAGACCTTTAATAGAACCATTAGTATTCCCAGATGCAAGAATCATTAAAGATGTAGCACCTGGTGACTCCACTATCTATTTTGATACTATTAATAATTTCTTCTCTTATGACAGTCCTTCAACAGTAAGTACTTTTATAGTTGATGATTCTATTACTAGACAATCTGCTGATCTTAATGCAGTTGTTTCTGCTGCTGGAACTATTCAATCAATAACTGTTACTGACGGTGGAAGTGGATATGTTGGAGCAACAACATCTATTTCAGTTGGTATTCCTACTACAGGTATTACCACTTTCATAAAGGGTGATGGAACAGTTGGAACAGGAGAAACAGCAACAGCAACCGCAACAATAACTAACGGTTCTATTACTTCTGTTACTATTACTAATCCAGGTCTTGGTTATACTAGTTCTTCTTCTCCTAGTGTTATATCAGCAATTCCAGTCACTCCATCTGAAACTATTACTGGATTCAGTGGTTCTGCTGGTTTCTCAGGTATTGTAACAGGAATAACAGTTCTCAGTAGTTCGACTATTAAATTCTTCCTTGATAAAGGATCAGGATCATTTACTGGATTAGCAAATGGTGATCCAATTTACATATTCGATACATCTGTTGGTTCTGGTGCAACATCTACAGTAATATCATCAGGTGCACCTGTAGGTATTGGAACATCATTCTTTGATAACATTTATATTGTTAGTTCTCTAAGTTCAAGTAGTCAATTGGGTGAATTTGTTGCAGGGGTGAAAACAGATACTTCAATTGTGGGTATCGCTACAGAGAATACTATTTGTGGTAGATTCTCTTGGGGTAAGTTGACTGGTGGTACAAGATCATCAAATCCACTTACACTTACAGTATCTGGTAAAACTGTTAATTCTGGATTAAGTACCTTCCCTAGAGTCCAAAGAAGAGCTGCTGGACTTAGAGAAACAGGTGCTATAAAGGATTCAACTTAATATGGTATAAATAAAGAAAAAAAGTCTATAGAAAATGTCGGCAATTGTAACAGACCAATTTAGAATTAATAACGCAGGTAATTTTTTAGGAGATGTAAATAATTCCGAAAACTCTTATTATGTGTTTGTCGGATTATCAAACCCTTCTGCAGATGTAAGATCATCAAAAGCTTTTGGTAGAAATGCCAGTAATGCTGAGTGGAATTCTGATATTACTAGAAAAAAACCAATAGATAATTTTAATTACTCAAATCATGTTAAAGATACCATGATTTTTGGTAAAAAAATTACTTCAGATAATGTTAGAAGAGTTGTGAGAAAAGTCACATGGACTAAGGAGACTAGGTATGATATGTATCGTCATGATTATAGTGAATCTAATTTAGCATCAAATGGAAAAACTGCTAGACTGTATGATAGTGATTTTTATGTAATTAATAAGGATTTTAATGTTTATGTTTGTATTAGTAATGGATCTTCGGGAATTAATACAACAGGTAATCGTTCTTTAAATGAACCAACTTTAACTGGGTTAGAACCATTTACAGCAAGCGGTTCTAGTAATGATGGATATCTTTGGAAGTATCTGTTTACAGTTGCTCCAAGTGATATTATAAAATTTGATGCAACAGAATATATACCATTACCTAACGATTGGTCATCTTCTACTGATGCTAATATAGCAAATATTAGGGATAATGGAAATTCTGATATTAATAATAATCAGATTAAAACCATTTATGTAGATAAACAGGGAACTGGTTATAAAAATGCTGGTGCTGGAGCACAAGAATTTAATATTATTGGAGATGGTTCTGGAGGAAAGGCTATTGTAGAAGTGGGAACTGATACTAAGATTAGTGATGTTAAGGTATCAGTTGGTGGTAAAGGATATACTTATGGTCTTGTTGATTTAACAGATATTCAACCAACTTCACCCAATGCTGAATTAATTCCAATTATCCCACCATCAAAAGGTCATGGATATGATATTTACAAAGAATTGGGTGCAGATAGAGTTTTAGTTTATGCTAGATTTGATGATTCTACTAAAGATTTTCCAATTGATACTAAATTTGCACAGATAGGAATTGTTAAAAATCCAACATCAATTGGATCTACACAAATTTATCAACAAAATCAATATTCTTCAGTTTCTGCTTTATACTTAGATACTTTTCCTGTAGGTACTATTAATATTGGGGATTTAATTACCCAAGATGTGGAAGGTGATACTGGTACTGTTATTGGACAAGTAAGAGGGTATATTGTTTCTTTTGATATTATATCAGATGATGATGCTAATAAAATAGGTGTTTTAAAATACTACCGTGATAGATCATTATATTTTGATACTGCAACAGGTGATCAAAGTGATACTGTAGGTATTAGTAGTATAGGTGGTAGTAATAGTCAAATTTATGATTTTACCAGTGGAAAAACTATTAATGGAACTAATGGATCAACTGCATATTCAGTATCAATAAATTCTGATTTTAGTGGTATAACTACAAACCCAACAGGAACTAAGGTTATTGACCTTGGTGTGGAGTTTAAGAATGGTATATCACAATCTGAGATAAATAATCAGTCGGGTGATATTATCTACTTGGATAATAGACAATTAATTACTAGAGATAGTAGGCAAAAAGAAGACATCAAAGTTATACTAGAGTTCTAAAACATGTCACAAAAAACTAATTTAAATATAAGTCCTTATTATGACGATTTCAATAAGGACAATAATTTTTATAAAGTATTGTTTAGACCAGGTAGACCTGTTCAAGCTAGAGAATTATCAACTCTTCAATCAATACTTCAAAATCAGGTAGAGTCTTTTGGGTCGCATGTATTCAAGGAAGGATCTATGGTCATTCCTGGTGGTGTTTTCTATGATAACTCATATTTTTCAATAAAGGTAGAATCTGATCATCTTGGTCTTCCAATATCTCTTTATTCTACTGAGTTAAAGGGTAAGAAATTAAAAGGGCAAAATTCTGGGGTAGAAATTCTAGTTAATGATATTAAATTCCCAACAGATTCTGCAGATATTACAGATCCAACATTTTTTATAAAATATCTTACAGGAAATTCCGATAATGAAATATCTAATTTAGAAGATGGTGAACCTCTACTTGCGTTAGAAGATATAACTTATGGTAATACAACTATACTTTCAGGACAAAGCGTTGCTTCATTGATACCCTCAAACGCCTCTGCGACGGGTAGTGCAGTGAAAATGAATTCTGGTGTATATTTCATTAGAGGGACGTTTATAGACGTTCCTACGGACACTATAGTATTAGATCCATATTCAAATAATCCATCATATAGAGTTGGTTTGAATGTATTAGAATCTATTATTACAGCAAAAGATGATTCATCATTATATGATAATGCAAAAGGATTTTCTAATTTTGCGGCACCTGGTGCTGATAGATTTAAGGTAACTGCATCTTTAGCAAAGAAAGGTTTAAATGACACTAGTGATGTCAGTTTTGTAGAAATAATTAAATTAAGAGAAGGTGATCTTAAAAAGTTACAAGATTATTCAGTATATAATGAAGTAGAAAAATATTTGGCTGCCAGAACATATGAAGAGTCTGGAAATTATTCTCTAGATAATTTTAAAATTAATATAGCAGAATCTTTAGATAATCGTGTTTCAAATGGTGGAATCTTTAAATCAGATCAAGTTACTGAAGATGGTAATACCCCATCAGATGACTTAGCTTGTGTTGAAGTAAGTCCAGGTAAAGCATATGTAAAAGGTTTCCGTATTAATGAACCTGGAACTTCAATCATAGATTTTGATAAACCAAGAGATACTGACAGTGTAAATACTGCGTTGGTTCCTTTTGATATGGGAACTTTAATTCGTGTTAATAATGTATCAGGAACACCTGCTATAGGTACAAATATTGCTGCAAATACAGTTTCCCTTTATAGTAGAAGAAAAACTGCAGCTGCACCAGATGCACCACCTACAGGTGGATATGAGATAGGGAAGGCAAGAGTATATTCATTTGGATTAAGAAATACACCATATGTTGATAGTACCAGTCAATGGAACTTGCATCTATTTGATGTTCAAACATACACATATCTAACATTAAATACTGCATTAACTGCATCAATTAGTTCTTTTGTTAGAGGTGCTAGTAGTGGTGCTACAGGATTTGTTAATGCTGCAGTTTCTGCAAAAACAGAAATAATTTTATCACAAACTTCTGGATCATTTATTCCTGGTGAAAAAATAATTATTAATGAATTAGAAGAATCAACCAGAACTATAACATCATTAAGACAATATACTTTTGAAGATGTAAAATCTGTATATCAAGATACAAGTACGTTAATAACTGGTTTTGCTAAAGACTTTAGTGCTGATACTGTACTTGAAACTACTAGAATATCCTCATTACCTCAAGTTAATAATTGTCAAATTGGTAAAGATACAGCAGGAGTGGAATTAACATCACCTGGTGATGCATTTACTGGTATAAAAACAGATTCTATTATTCAATATCAACTTGCAGGAAGTAGTGATATTACATTTAATAGGGTTAGCGATATTAGTAGTGATTTAAAAACTTTGACTTTAGCTGCTGAAACTGTAGTTGCAGGTGTAAATGCAGGAGCTATTGGAGTTGACACTACAGGTTCAATATCTTTAGCATCCCCAGTTGTTGTAGATAAAGAAAATACTGGATTATATGCCAAGTTGAATCACAGTAATACATCTGAAGTTAATTTAGCAAATTCCACATTATCAGTTTCTGCTCAAACTGATAAGTTTACATTGTCTGCCAATTCTACTACACAGGCAGTTCCTTCAGGAATAACAAGTGCATTTTATAGCAATTTTGATACTCAAAAGTATTCATTAGTTTATGCGGATGGTACTGTAGAACCATTAACAAGAGATCAATTTAAATTAGTAGATGCTACTTCAAAGGTTCAATTTAGTGGATTATCAAAGAATAGTGGAGATGCTGTTCTTAATGTAACTGTAGAAAAACAAGGAATTACAAATAAAACTAAAGAATACATAAGAAGCAATCAAATAGTTATTAATAAAACTAGTGCAGGTGTATCAACCACAACAAATGGTTTGACTCAAAATGATTTCTATGGATTAAGAATAGAAGATAGAGAAATATCATTAAATGTTCCAGATGTTGCAAATATAGTTGCAGTATTTGAATCTAAGGATAATAATGATCCAACTCTTGATAAGATAACAACCATATCTGGATTATCTTTAAATACAAATTCTGTTGTTGGTGAAAAGGTTATTGGTACTGAAAGTGGAGCAGTTGCTCAAATAGTTAATAGAGTAGATGATGCAAATATTGAAGTTGTTTATTTTACAGATGTTAAATTTGCTTTAAATGAGTTAATAACATTCCAAGAATCAAATATTGAAACTACAGTTCAAGGAATAACATTTGGTAATAATGTAGATATTACAGAAAGATATTCTCTAGATAAAGGACAGAGAGAACAATTCTATGATTATTCTAGAATAGTTAGAAAGAGGAATGCTACTCCTCCTGATAGGAGAATTCTAGTAATTTATGATTCATATGAAGTTCCTACTACAGATTCTGGTGATTTATTTACTGTAAATTCTTATGCTAAAGATAGATTTACTAATGATATACCAATATTATCTAACAATGTAAGAGCAACGGATGTTCTTGATTTTAGACCTAGAGTATCACCAACTTCAAGCACTACTCAATCTCCATTTGCATTTACTTCAAGAAATTTTTCTGGTTCTGGAGCAACACCTTCTCTTGTAGTTTCTCCAGAAGGGGCTTCTACATTAGGATATAGTTACTACTTACCAAGAATTGATAAATTAATTTTATCGGCTGGAAAAGATTATGAAGGTGATTTTGCTGTTATAAAAGGAGTATCATCTCTTACACCAAGTGCACCACCATCATTGCTGGATGATGCAATGCATATTGCAACTATTGAACTTCCAGCATATCTCTATAATACAAATGATGCAAAGATTACTCTAGTTGATAATAAGAGATATACCATGAGAGATATTGGTAGACTAGAAGATAGAATAGAAAATTTAGAAATAGTTACAAGTTTAAGTTTACTTGAATTAGATACTAAAACTTTACAAGTTAAAGATATAACTGGTGACAGATTTAAATCTGGTTTCTTTGTAGATGATTTTAAAGATAATCAACGTTTAGATTTACAGAATCAAGATAATACTGCTAATATTGATACAGTTAACCAAGAGATGGTTGTCCCTATCAATTTATATACAGTAAAACCAGAATTGGGAGTAGGTGATACAGTCGATATACTCTCTGCTGATTTTTCTCAAGATTTACCTTTATTAGATTCTAATGTACAGAAAACTGGAGATCTAATTACCTTAGCATATACTGAGATAGAGTCTGATATTGGTAATCCACAGGCAAGTAGAATTGAAAATGTTAACCCATATGAAGTTGTTGTTCGTATTGGACAGGTTGTATTAGATCCTTCACAGGATAACTGGACAAGAGATGTAGAAATTGATGGTGGAACAATTACTCGTTTAGGTGCACGTGCTTCAGACGTAACTGTAAGAGTACAAACTGGATCATCTGAAATAGAATTTATTAGATCTAGAAATGTTGGATTCTCTGCATATTCACTAACACCTGGTGTTAGGCATTATCCATTCTTTGAAGGAAGAAGTGGTATTGATATAGTTCCAAAATTAATTGAGATTAGCATGGTTTCTGGAACCTTTGCTATAGGTGAGACTGTTACAGGTTCTTTTGGAGATGATAGTACTCAATTAATTTCATTTAGAACTGCTCAACCAAATCATAAAACTGGAACATATGATAATCCAACTTCAGTATTTCCAAGTAATCCATATGATACAGCATTAACATTAGGAACTACCTACACTGAATCATCTACGGTTTTGAATGTAGATATTGCATCATTAACCGAAGATGCTCAAGGTGCTTTCTTTGGTAGAATTACAACAAATATGAGATTTGTTGGTCAAACTAGCGGTGCTATTGCAGTTCTTGACTATAGTGTAGGATCAGGGAGTCCAGTTAGATTAATACCAGATGAACATGGAGCTTTATATGGATCATTCTTCTTTAGAGACCCAACAGTTTCTCCGCCACCACCTTTAAGATTTACTAATGGAACAAATACATTTAGATTAACTTCAGATATAAACAATGGCGATCCAGTAACAGGTGATGAGGCAGGTATAACTCGTGGAGATGCTACTTATACTACTTCAGGAACACTACTTGAATTTACTACAACTAGAACTATTACTAGAAGACCAATTAGAAGAGGAGATCCGTTAGCACAGTCATTTACTGTAGATGAAACAGGAATGTTCCTATCATCATTAGATTTATATTTCTATCAAAAGGATGATAATGTTCCAGTAACTATTCAGATAAGAACAGTTGAATTAGGAACTCCAACAGCTGAACTCGTTAATGATTTTGCACAAGTTATATTAGATCCAACAGTAACAGACTCTACTGGAACTTCAGTTGTAAAGACATCTGATGATGCATCAGTACCAACCAGAGTTACTTTCCCATCTCCAGTTTATTTGGAACCAGATAGAGAGTATGCAATAGTTATCTTAGCACCAGCAACAATAAAATATAAAGTCTGGATCGCTCAAATGAGTGAGGAAA